AGCGTCTTTGACAACGCGCGTTTCATTCGGATTTTGAGCGCTGCAAAGCGCTGTTGCCGCAAATACGGTAAAAAGAGTAAAAACAAGCCGTTTCATAGTCTATTCCAATGTTTGCGAGCAAAACATCCGCTCGTGTTTCAGTCTTGAAGAAATAGCCGTTAAATCGTTCTCTACGGAGGGATCATAAATACCGGCCCGCACGGTGTCGTTGATGAATCGGATGATCTCACCCAGTTCACGGTCCGTGTGCGCACCCTCTTTGCGGGGTGCAATAGGGCTGCACGAGGGCCTATCGAATCGTATTATAACGCACGAATATCTGGTTTTCTACTTGGTGCCCCCATTTTTTATAGTGTAAGATTTGTATGGTTACTATGGCCGCTATTAGAAGATGGGTAATTTTAGCTCGTGAGCCTCTAACACCCGTCTCATGGCAATGTCATAGTATTTATCGTCTAATTCAATTCCGATGCCCCTACGCCCTGTATTGGCGCAAGCGACCATTGTTGAGCCACTACCCATCGTGCAATCAAGGACGCAGTCGCCCTCGTTGGTATAAGCTCGGATAAGATATTCCATAAGGCGTATAGGCTTTTGTGTCGGATGGTTTACTTTCTCTTTTGAATTAGAGACAACGCTTGGAATGGTAATCACATTACCCTGCAATTTGCGGTCTGCGTCAAACGTATGCCAATCCCTCGGAGGGTACTCAGTTGCAAACGACACATTGGGCTTCTTGTTCGTGCTCCACTGCTTACTATTACCTTTCTGCGCCTGACGCACTCTATCCGATATGCGCTCGGTGTATTGGGGATTGAATGTGTATCTGCCATTCGCGAACACTACAATATCCTCGGAGTACTTCAAGTGCCTTATCTTTGCATTGCCGATATTGCTTGGTTTATGCTTTACCCATGTCAGCTTTTCTTTGAATATCCTATAATTGCTAACAATAAGCGAAGATGTGAACGGTTCGGTGGCAAACAACACAATCGCCCCCTTGCAGATGCGGCTGAACTCACTCCACATCGGCTCGAACGGAATGATATTATCCCAGCTACATGAGGTCGTACCATAAGGTAGGTCACAAATTATAGCGTCCACGCTCTTATCCGCAATCGTGGGCATCCACTCCAGACAATCTCCTTTATAAAGTTGTATATCGCCTTTTGTAGTCATTTTTTATACTGTTGTTTTTTGTCATTATTCTACTCGTTCAACCATATCCGAGAACATCTCGCCGGGGATAACTTTATCATCGGGTCCGAACCCGAAACGAAGCATGAATGCGGATTTTGAGCGCTGCAAAGCGCTGTTGCCGCAAATACGGTAAAAAGAGTAAAAACAAGCCGTTTCATAGTCTATTCCAATGTTTGCGAGCAAAACATCCGCTCGTGTTTCAGTCTTGAAGAAATAGCCGTTAAATCGTTCTCTACGGAGGGATCATAAATACCGGCCCGCACGGTGTCGTTGATGAATCGGATGATCTCACCCAGTTCACGGTCCGTGTCCGCTACCATATTCCGCCAGTCCACAACGCTTAACTGCTCCTCGCACATCGAATGCCGCAGAAACTGTGAGGGCGCATGAAAGGGGACATCCCCAGCCTGTACAATCAATTCCCCGACCGTATCGCTTGCCTCTTTCAAAACATCGTATATTTGATCGAACTGCAAATGCCACGAGCGGAATTTCTCTCCTTTCAGTGTCCAGTGGCGCCCTTTGACGTTGGTTTTGACAATTTCGAGCGTACAGAGCAACTTTTGTAATTCCTCGGTCATATTTCGTTATATTTAATACGGGTAATCATCTTCATTTATTGCGCTGGCGTGTCCGGTGGACGGGGCTTCTGATTTCAGTTTGGCCCTCCGCCCACTGCCGCAGAAGATGGTGGGCGCTTTTGCGTCGAACTCTTCTTTAGTTTTACGAACAACGACAAAATGGCTGTTCCCATACTGATCTACGCCTCCTTTGACGGCAATGACCGACAAATTAACAACCATTCCCACCTTGCCGTCCTGACGCGCAACTTCCCTGATTCTATCGCGTGGAATTTTGTCTAATCGCAGGACAATATTGATAATTTCACTCATAAATTGATGGTTATTATGAAACAAAGATAGGTTTATCCGTAGTAATTCAAAACAGGTTGCCTGTCCGTTCGATTTCATTTTCCAGAATCTCTTCCGCCTTGCGTATGTCCCGCTGCAACTCCTCCAGCCGGGTGATCTGTTCTTCACTCATGCGTGGACACCCCGAGAGCCAGCTGCTGTAATTGGGCGTACTAATTTTGCCGCAGGCGATACTCCCCACCCGCAGACAGTAATCGTAATACTTTACAAACTCATCTTCCGGAGCGTCCCGGTCTATGTCGGTGATGATGTCATCCATCCCAACTATATAGTCCGCGCATTCGGTGATCCCGCCGACATCGCCGCCGACCCAGCTCCGCGTAGCATCCTTATAATCATAGCCGTGTTTCTCGCAAAAAGCCTGCAAATAGGCGTTGCAGGCTTTTTCGTAGTCTGATTTGAGTTTCGTGTTCATAGATATTCTTGGTTAGTTACTTGGTTAGTCAAAATGCACAGAGCATCTTACTCATTTTCGTGAATCGGCCGCCAGCAACTCGACGGTCACATCGTCTGTATATCTTTCCCATCGCTGCGGATTATTCGTGATTGTCGAACCAGCTGGCTCGGTTACTTTGTGAGGCAACCAGCTCTATACGTTCCGCCAGCACACGGCACTTACTGTTGCGGGTTCCGTCTTTGATTATTTCAATCAGCCCCTCGGTAGCCCACCGATCGACCGTACCACGGCCGAATTTCCGGTAGCATTGTGTGAGGGTGTAGTATTTCGTATCGTCGGCCAGATCCGCCCGGGCCATACGATACCCGGCAGCGTAGGCGGCGGCTATCTGCTGCAAATGCAGTCGGTCGAGAGGTTCGTGGTTCATGGTATTACGATTTACGGGTTACTTTGATAACGCCGGTTCCCCTCAACGCGGAGACCGACAATTTGATGTTTTTACCCTTGCAGTAGCGGCTGGCGTTGGCCCGCACGCTCGATTCGGTAAACTCGGCAACGCTGAACTCGACGCTTTCGCCAAGCCTCAACGCGGCAAAGGTTTCGGCAAAGTTTACGGTTCGGACTAATTCGGCCATAATTAAAAATCTGTTTATGTTTTGTTCCCGCGCCGGTATCGCTCCGGGTAACCGCTTGACGGTTCGCGGGAGGGTGTTGCACTCAATAACTTGATTTCAGAACAATCAGCGTCACTGTTTGAGGTCACCCATTACTCCGCGATTCATGCGATCACGGACACGCTCCTCGCAACCTTCAAGGAACATCCGCAGCCCGGCGATCTGCTTTTCGTTCTGCGGCGACGGGAAACGGTTATTCAGTTTGATAGCACGGTCGAGCAGAATATAGGCTAACTGCTCCGACTGCACGCCATTAATGACACTTCCGTCGTTATTTTTCTGTACAAACTGAATGCGGGTTTCGACGGGCACATACTTTGCTTTTCCGTCAGAAAAGCCCTCCGAGTGTTGAATCGCATAGCAATGCGCCCCGCCATATACCGGGTCATCGACAACACAGATGGTTTTTTCCTCACTCGGGAACACTTGATAATCTAACTTTTTGAACATACTATTTTTGTTTTTATGCCTTTCGGCGGTTTGTTTTTCAATCAATTCAGGGTTGTCGTGGATAAAATCTTCATACCGTTGTTTACACAGCCCCAATCCAATCGGAAGTACAGAGATATTTGATTGAACGAGAACCCAGCAATACGCATTTTGTACACTTGTTCCGGCGTTACATCACCTCTATGAGGATTTGTTCTGTAACCTTTCCGTCTGTGGTTTGCCGCTATTGTCTGCCTAATGGCATTAGTAGATGGTTTTCGCCCTTTATTGTGTCTCGAAATATGTATTTGAGGTTCAACACACGCAATATTTACCGATCTATTATCCATTTTGTTACTGTTAATGTGGTGAAAATGGTTATTGCATCTTCGTCTTCCAATGAGATACAAACCTATAAGACGGTGGACGTGAATTTTATCTCTACCGATTGAAACCGCTGCATAATTGCCATACAGAAATATTTTTTTTACTTTGTTGCACAGGAGTAGCAGAATACCAAAGAATTGCTTTTTTGAGTAAATCCTCATCATAAATAGCATCACAGTTATTTATGAGCCGTATGTCTTTTTGATGTTTTAGTGTCATTTTAGTAAATATTTGTGATCGTGGATGTTGCCAATGACTTCTTTTCCAAACTTATAAATCCAATCCTGATCCAATCTTAAATAACATAATTCCTTTCTATCGACCAAGGCCCCCATAAAAGCTGCGTTGCCGGTATGGTAAAAGATTCTATGAGGGCGAGTTTTATCCTCGGACAATGGAGAGCGTATCACATCCCCCTCGTAAATCTCCTTACCGTTCTTGTCTTTCAGCCCCGTAAACTCGCCGACGGTAGTGGGATCGACCTCGTGTCTGTTTGCATCATCGAATATAAAATAGCGCCCATTCAAAATGACAAGGCTGCCATACAACCACTCCCCGTTGTCGAGGCGCTTGCCCCGGAATTTAATTTCTCTCATATTTCAAAATGTTTGAAAGTTTTTCAAAGTTTTGCAATGTTCTGCATCGAATCTCGTTGTTTCACCAACTCAAATTCGTAAACTACCCGTAAAGATCGTTGAACATTACTTTTTTCATTTTCTCTTTCCTTTTAGCTCCGCAACGCGGCGGAGGATATATATCTTCATTGCTTCTGATTTAAGTTCATCCGAAGTCATCGCAAAATGCCATAGATGCGCATATTCATCCGAATTATACCCGTAGCGTATGCCAACAACCGTCCCATCCATATCCTTACGAACTGAATAGACACGTATCTGACAACGCCCCTCCCGCCTCAGTCGGCGCAGTAGTTTGGTTTTCATATCTTCTCATATTCGTTTATCGTTTCAAAAATCCGCAATGCCACCTGCGGGACTATGGCGTTTCCGCAGGCTTTGACGGCTTCCCGGCGCCATCGAGGAAAGGCGATACCAACCAATTCACCGGGAAACCCATCATCTCCGCCACATACAGGGGGTTGAGTCGGGAACCCGTTCCAGTCCGGTATTCGTCGCTTTGCATCGCTGTTTTGGGTAGTCCGTTGCGTATGCCCTGACTGGCCGGAAGCGTTACATTCTTCGCATCGTTGGCGGTCGGAGTAGGCAACAATCCCATTTTCGACGCCATTGCCAGCGTCGGACGTTCCGACGCATTCGGGGAGAGGCTTTTGTTCATTCGGCCGCTTCCTGCGTCTATCGCCGTCGGGGTGGGCAACAGGCTCAACGGCATAAAAACCGTCTTCCCGTTCACGCATCGCTTCAGCCCCTGCGTCTGTACGGTGGGCAACAAACCAGCATCTGTCCCGACGGTGGGGAGCACCGACACCGCAAGCCGGAATAATGTACGGCTGCACCTCGTATCCTGCCACTTCCAGGTCAGCGCACACCTGTTCGAAGACCAACCCTTCCGACCAATTAACGATTCCGTAAACGTTCTCGCCCACGACCCAGCGGGGTCGAACAGTCCGAATAACGTCGAGCATCGCGGGCCACAGGTAGCGATCGTCTTCTGTGCCTCGCCGCTTTCCTGCGAGCGAGAACGGCTGGCACGGCTACGGGAACCCTCCGGTAAGGACAATGTCCTCATTCCTCCAGAGGGTTCCATATCGTTTTGAAAGTTCAATGTCAATTGTTTCATAGGTCAAGGTGTGTATGTCATCGTGGTGATACGCTTTGGGAAAGTGATACTGTAGTATTTGCCGGCAAAAGCTATCTATCTCACAAGTAACGAGCGTCCTCCATCCTGCCCAATGCGCGGCGAGGGCAAACCCTCCTATTCCCGAAAATAGATCTATGTGTATCATTTTTTTCTTTCGATTTGATGCCTTCGCGTGTGTTCCGCTTTTGGGAAGCAAACCAAATTATCCCTGCGATTATCGGTTATCCCCGTTTCCATCGATCACGCCGCGCTCGCGGCGGCTGGCGAGTTTGTCGAGGTTCTGCTGCATGACCTCTTCGAGCGTGAAGCCGAAGCAATCGGCAATGCCCGCGATAAACCACGCACAATCCCCGACCTCTTTCATCAGCTCGGATTTGTAACCCTCCGCCTCTTGCAAATCGCCCGTATTGAAAACCAAATGATCCATATCCAACCGGCACACTCCCTTTCGGCGCCATTTGGCGATCTTGTCGGCGATTTCGCCCACCTCGGCCATCAGGCCGAAAAGCATATAGGTCGCATTCTCGCAACTCGGCAGCCGCGTACTCATCGCGCGTGTCTGATATTCGTTCGCCCGCATAGTTATTTATAGTTTTTTTTGGTTAAACTTCCTCTCGACCAGATCGCACAAATCCAGGTACATCGCATCGGCATTCTTCTCTTTCACTCTCTCCCGGAACCCCGCTATATCCGACAGCCAGCAGCCGCAACGGACATAAATGCCGTCTTGCAGGTTGAAAAAGTAAACCTTGCTGCCAATCCGGGAGCCGAATCCGACAAAAGCCAGGAAAGGATAATCGCCGATATATTCGCCTTTCCCTTCAAAGGAGCACTCCTCGCCAAAGGAGCACCGCTCACCAAAGGAGCACCTCTCGCCGAAGTAGCACCGCTCACCAAAGGAGCACCGCTCACCGAAAGAGCACCACTCGCCGAAAGAGCAACACGCGCCGAAGGAGCACCACTCACCAAAAGAGCAACACTCGCCGAAAGAGCACGCCCTGCCGAAGGAGCAACTTCCACCGAAAGAGCACCACTCACCAAAAGAGCACGCCCTGCCGAAAGAGCAACACGCGCCGAAGGAGCACCACTCACCAAAAGAGCACGCCCTGCCGAAAGAGCACGCCCTGCCGAAGGAGCACCGCTCACCGAAAGAGCACCACTCACCAAAAGAGCACGCCCTGCCGAAAGAGCACGCCCTGCCGAAGGAGCACCGCTCGCCGAAGGAGCACCACTCGCCGAATATTTGTATATCACTGTAATCCCCCGAGGGGCATTGTTTGATTCCGTCGATCACCTCGAAGGCGTCGAAATCCGCTTGTGTGTATTTTTTCATTTTCGTTAATCTATTAAATTCAATTCGATGATTCCGTCTATTTTGCAACCTTTTCCGCTTTTTTGTTGATAAGCGATTTGATAAACTCCGCAGCTTTGGCATCTGTTACCGGGTGATCGCTGCCCATAGCCTCGGCTTGCCGTATCGTACGGTTCTCGCAGGCATTGCATCGATCCTCGAAATATGTCTGAAACCAACCGTATATGATCGATCCGTCTATTCGTCCGTACAGTTGTCCGTATTGCCCTCGTTTGGCATTGGTAAATACCAGGTTTACATCGGCAAGGTTCAACGCCCAGAAGTCATCCAAAATCATGTAGGCCGTTTCCGTTACCTGTGCGTCGTTCATCTTGGCTGAAATATTGAAAAACTCCTGTACATTGACGATCCAAAGTACCAGATATGCAGCCGTCCATTTTTCGCCGTATGTCGCTCGCAATACAGATAACACCGGCATTTGGGATTCGGCACAAGCCACGGCCGACTGCATACGGCGGCAGCTACTCTGTATTGCCGCCACTGAGTAGCGTTTCAAGAACTCCACGTTTGAAATCTTCGCTAACGCCGTTGTTGGCGGTTTTTTTGCTAATTCCGTTGTCATTGTAAACTTTGTTTTGCGGGCTGTTGATCGAATTTGTGAGCGTTTGCCTCCAGTTGATAGTCTTTGTGCGCTGCTTTCGCTTATGCTGCCATCCGGCTTCCGTTGCCCAGAAGTTTACGCAAGCCTTTTCGAGCGAGAGGGCAATGTTGAGATTCGGGTTGAAACGTTGTTGCGTCGAAATCCAAGCGTCATCCTGTAGGAGCGTCTTATAGGCCTTGCGTAACTCGTTTTTGTAAATCTCAAAATCATCGCGCCACGTCAATATCCGAGCTTCTTCAATCCCTGCATCATCCTTGCGGAGCGTCTTACGGGATTTGCGTTTAGGAAGATCGGATTCGGGACTGTCAGTTTCCTCGCGCGCACCTGCGTTATAGTCTTCTACCGGGTAAGAAATAATATTATCTCTCACAGATACTCCAGTATCTTCTACGCCAGTAGAAGTACTGGTAGTAATATACTCCTTATCCTCTCCTTTTATAGTCACTGATCGTTCAGTGATCGTTCCGTGATCGTTCACTGATCGTTCCGTGATTTCATTTAATGCACTGTCTAACAATTCTTTACGTATATTTACATCCTCCAGATTAGGTCTGTTGATTACTTGATGACGGGAAAAGGTTGGCAGATAATAGAATCTTTCCGACTTAACGGAAAGCAGACTAATAAATCCGGTTTCTTCGAGCATCTTCAACCAGCCTTCGAATTGCTGGAGTTGTATTTTGTCGTAAGGGAATATTTTAGACTTCAGCCAAACGGGGTCGGCTATTACTACGCCCAAATCATCGGCAAAATTCCAAAGTCCGATGTAAAGCAGCCTGGCATCGCGCGATAAGCGGCCGATCTTCAGATCATCCCAAAATTGTGGTTTTATGGTTCTGATTCTGGCCATACCATATTGTCATGCTTGTTTTTATTTTTTTGTAACCGTGTTGTTTCAATAACCGTTCAATAACCGGCAAGGGGTTCGGAATACATCCGACCATTTTGCTGGGTTTGTTATCCGTCGTCATTCTTCGGCGTTGTATAAACTCATAGGATTTGCGGCAGCCATTCCATACGGCGCGTATCTTTACGCTCCCCGGAGTGCGATTCAACAAGCGACCTATATATTCGTTGTCGTTATCGGGATAGAGTTCTTTCAATGTTTCCAATTCCTTTTCCGACCATGGGGGATATGTCTTTCTTGTCGTCATGCTTGGGATATTGTTTAGGGAATGGATGCCCGCTGTTGCCGTGCCAGGAGCGCCATTCTGGACGTTATCTCCTGTTTGTATTTCACGGCTGCCAGCACTGCCTCCCGGATGCGACCGATGTACTCCTCATCTCGCGGGATGCGGAGAATCTTGACGGCCAGCAGCGGGTTGGCGCACCGGGGATCATAGCTTACGAAGTCGCACCATCGTCGTCCTGTCGCAAAGTAGTTGCCTTGTATCTGGGCGTAATATTCGGGCTTTTCGCGTCGCAGATCGTCCGGGGTAGCCATAGCCAGAACCGACCTTGTTATTGGCCATATTATCGTATTATTTCAGTTGTTTATCAAACACTTCATCATCTTCTTTGTTTACAATTTTAATCGTTCTTTCTCGTAGCTTATCATAGTGCGAAGGTTGTCGCACTGATGCTTGCAAGCGGCATTGATACGGTCCAACCACTTCTCCAGCGCGTTTAGTTCTGCCGCCGAGCTGTTCACTAATTTCGTCGCCAACGATGGTGACAAACTGATAATCGTTTCTTTTTCATCGTGAAACAGCGTGGCCACCGCTGCGTCACGCATTCCGACAACCTCACTCAACAATTCACCGCTGCGAGCGTAATAAACACCCAGCTGGTCCAAACGCTCTATCATGGCTTCGATATTGGGATTATTCATACATTCAAGAGCCATCTGAATATTCCGAGCTTCCTTCCGTATTTGTTCGATTCTTTGCATGGCGTTTAATTATTTTTTTATACAGGATTCTACCCATACGGATAGCATTTAGTCCTCGGATAGTCGAGGCATCGCAAAACTCCAGGTCACGCAGAATACGTACTATTTGCCGAATCTCCCAAGACTTGATTTCATAACCGATCATGGGATTCCGAATATTAGAATGGAAGGTCATCTACCCTATCCGCCGGAGGCATATCCACAACACTCTCCGCCGTAACCGGTATCGAACTAAAGTTTATGGCCTTACCGCGTCCAATGAAAACACGGGGTACTTTCGCCTCCCGTTCCTCCTTGGTCTGACGCATAAATACCGAATGGGTATTTTCGTAGGAATCCGGTTCCCGGAGCTGCGAAACGCATACGGCGATATACTTCTTGCCATTCTTGGCGATTTTAATTTGATCGCGGGGAATATCCGAAACGCAAATCGATACATTGATAAGTTCTGACATAGCTACGGTTGTTTTTTGAATGTTGTTTTGATACTCGTTTTACTACTTCGAACGGGCGGGTAAAGCATCTCACCCGTTTGGGGATCGGCAAGCCCGGAAACAGGCAGTTGCCGAAGCATTGTTTCTCGCTCTTTAATGTCAGCTTTCAAGGATTCAAGAGTTGCGTACATATCATATAACTTACTGTCACCGCAATTCGCATAATCGTATTTGACACCGACCTCGGCTTCTTCCAACCGGCAATCCCCGAATTGGTGCGATTTCCCGTATTTGGATAATTCGCGGAGTGTGATGTCCCGGATCTCTTCATTATCCTTGAACGCCTTGATTGCCGCTTCCATCCTGCTGATATTGACATGGGCCGTTATCGGGTCAATATCCCCGTTTACAACAGCCCTGACCGCCCGGGCGGTCAATTCACTGACCGAGACCGTTTCACAGAGCAATAATGAATTATTTTCCATGCCGAGCCATCTTATAAGAATTAAACAAAGCCGCATAACGTTTAAGCACGTCAGCATCGGCGTCATAAGATTTCAGAAGACGTGCGGCAATATCGAAATCTGCCGCATAGCCTGAAGCGGTCCATAAGTCATAACCCCAATTAAGCAGACAATCGCACTTGATCGGATCGTCAAGCATATCTGCCGTAATCCGATGCTTTGCCCGGGGTGTATCGGGCCGGGCCGAAGCGAGAGGGTCCGGAGCAGCTGCCGCGCATTTTGCTGACATATTGCTCGATTTACCCTTGAATACATCGGCACCAATCCCGAGCCAGGACCCGATCTTTGTCAAAGCATCGGTTGTAGCCCCCTTGTGGGCATCACCCAAATCTGAATTATCGTTGCCTCCATAACATTCATAATAGATACCATATTCAGGTATCTCGAATGTTACCTTGACAACCACCATCTTATTATCTCGGGCAACCTGTTCGGAGCGGACACGCCAGCTACCTACTCCGAATACGTCATTCATACGCTCGGTAACGTAGATCGCTTTGATCGTGGACAGGTAGTTCTTTGTCGGATGCGGCGATATTGCCTCTGAAGGCAGTGGCCGATCCAGTAATCTTTTCTGTTCTTCGGATATTTTACGCAGTTCCATATTCTCAATCTCTGTCGGTTATCACTCGTGATGCGAACTTTTTAGAATCGATATACCGCATCATATATTTGGTTTCCTTGCGTATCTCGGCAGTCGAGAGTTGCCTATTCCAAGAACCCGAGGCAACAATGTTTTGCGGGCGGTCGATTTCGTAAATCTCGATTCTCGTTTTCATGTCAGCTATTTTAACAGTTCATTCAGTTTCTCCGACACCCGGGGAACCTCCTCGTCCGTGGCCGTACACCAGGCGCTCGCTATGCTCGTTTCTTCCCGTATCGGGACGTCGATCCATTCCGTCATTCCCATCGAATGCACCGCATCCTGTCGCTCGGCTTCCACCGTATAGCGTCCTTGCACCGCAACGCCGTGATATTCTATCTGAAAGTCGAAAGATTCCATAGGACCCGAAAATGTCCTTCGGGTGATGTAATCGGCGATGCGTTTGGCGAAAGTCCGAATCTCCTGATCGGTCAGATGAATTGTCGTTTGCGGCCGGTTGAAACGGGTGCTCTCGAAGAAGTAATACTCTTCCGAGGGTTCTTTCCGAGTGGACGGCGGCATTTGAGCCGTGTCGGTGACGTAGTAGGAAGTATTCATCGCTGTTCGAAAATTTCATTCAACAGATAGCGGGTGATCCGCATACGCCGGGGACCGGACAGCGCCCAGCCGAACACCAGGCAAACAGGAACGGAAACTACTACGAGTGTAATTAAGTGTGCCATACTCTTACCGAATTTCGACCCGATAGACACGGGGTCGGTTTTGGAGTTTATATGCCCGGCGGCGGGACTTGTCGATCATCCGGCGCACCTTGCTCTTGAGGCGGTACCACGCACGCCAGAGGCGGCCCGCAAGCGTGCCCCACAGACTTTTGACTGTGCTTTCGGAAAAGAAGGTTTGCATGTTGGTAAAGATTTACTTGTGGATGATATTTGCTGTTATTCTGCTGCTTCGACAAACTCGCCGCCTTTCAGTTGATAGAAAACATCCTCCTTGAGCGATTTCCCATCGATCTGTGCAGACCTTACGCACACTGGTTTCAGATCCTCGCCATATTCAGCGAGGGTAATCCAGCTACCTTTCTTTGCCTTTATTTTTGAATCTATACCTATGGCTGCTACAACAGCATTGTTACCTTCGCTTTCGATCTTTGCGAGGTAGCCCGAGGAGCCGATCTTTGCGCCGTCGCCCGAGGAGCCGATCTGTGCGAGGTCGCCCGAGGAGCCGATCTTTGCGCCGTAGCCCGAGGAGCCGATCTTTGCGAGGTAGCCCGAGGAGCCGATCTTTGCGAGGTCGCCCGAGGAGCCGATCTTTGCGAGGTCGCCCGAGGAGCCGATCTTTGCGCCGTCGCCCGAGGAGCCGATCTGTGCGAGGTAGCCCGAGGAGCCGATCTGTGCGAGGTAGCCCGAGGAGCCGATCTTTGCGTCGTCGCCCGAGGAGCCGATCTTTGCGAGGTAGCCCGAGGAGCCGATCTTTGCGAGGTAGCCCGAGGAGCCGATCTTTGCGCCGTAGCCCGAGGAGCCGATCTGTGCGAGGTAGCCCGAGGAGCCGATCTGTGCGAGGTCGCCCGAGGAGCCGATCTTTGCGTCGTCGCCCGAGGAGCCGATCTTTGCGCCGTCGCCCGAGGAGCCGATCTTTGCGAGGTAGCCCGAGGAGCCGATCTTTGCGCCGTAGCCCGAATTAACATTGTCGGTCGGATCCTCTTTGATGCACTTCTCGTAAATGAAATCTATACCTGCTTTAATGAATCCTTTGAAATCGAGTTTTGCCCCGATGTGAATCTTTGTCGTCGCCGTTTTATCCGAGTCGGAATGACATCGCCCCAAAGCTGTTACATGATGCACAGGGATGAACTTGCATTCATCATCCAGCATATCACGATAGTTAAGGACAGAGAACGGTGATTCGCAGAAATGAAAGCCTCGATTACAAACTTTCAACTCAACATCCTCTTCGTAAGTCTTGCCCTCCTCGAATTTGAAGCCCAGGCAGGTCATATCTGCATCGAACCCTTTAAATCCATCGATATGTTTTTCTTCGCCGAACTCTTGCGGAAGCACCACGTTATCGCCGAACGAGACGCTTTTGAATACTTCCACAATCTCTTCGACCGAGAATCCAGCGATGCCGCATCCGATCTTGGTTACATAGAAAACCTTATCGGTATTGTACCGTGTATAGTCTGCGAATCTCCGTACCGATCGCGTCAATTCCTCGGTAGACACCTTGTCCATCTGTTCATCGAGCGTAGGGATAGCGTAGGACTGGCCCTGTAAGCCCTCGCCGTGCCCCATGATCGCGCCGAACTTCTCGACCGCGACACGAGCTGCGCCGCCAACGTGGTTACCGGCCTTATTACTGCCGAATACAAAGACCTCGTTCTGTTTTAATTTGGAAATGTTCTCTGGGGTAAATACTTTGTTTGACATTGCACGTAAATTGTTTTGATTAAAATTTGCACCCTGTCGTCATCGAAGACCACGACTGAATCGCAGGGTATATCGCTACCGGCTCCCCGAATTGCTCCGGATCGTCGCCTGCTTTTTGGTATTGATCGGCCTAATATCCGCCCTTCTGCGCCAAGTCGCTCGCCGGGTTTTACATCCCTTCGGATGGTTCTCGTATTTCAATGAACCGCTTATTCGTTCAAACCTTTCTACCTTGCGGCCGGGGTTTATGGCAGGTTAGGACCCCTACGGCTTTCGTGCCGTCCTTTGGTGCCCGCATCGGGACATTCAACCCGATACGGACTTTGAAAATCCGCGCCCGGAAATGGCAAACTCAACTAATTTCAACTCTTAACCTTACTCGAATGAAAGAACGTTGGGCGCGGATAGGTGCTCGATTGATTCGCTATTGGGGACGGCTCAACGGTCGTCCGACGGGGCGTGCATTTCTGGGCTGTCCGTCCAGAGCCGTCCACTTGACACGCTCGATTTCCACATACCCCTCATCCCAATTCATGCGGAGCAAAAATTTCATTTTTTTTTCCCTCTTGCATCTGCAAGCCGCTGAGTGGATTGAATAGTAATCTCGTGCGTCTACCGGGAGGATTACCGTTTCGCCCAACTCTATCGCCTCCAGCGTTCCGATGTAATCCTTGCGCATCTTGTATTCTCCGAATTTCAATTCTTTTGCTGTTTCCATACTATTTCTTAGTTTTCTTTGTGCTTTACACCACAAAGTAAATAAAAAAATAATTCTCCTCCAAATTATTTCTTCGTTTTCTTTGCGTTTTACACCTCAAAGAAATATTCGCCTATAAACAATTCGCTGCAAAACAGTGTTTTACGTAGTGGAACAGCCATACAAGTAAATATCGCCATTATGCGGGCTTTCGTGGCGATGCGGAACTACATTACCACGACGACGCAGATAACGGCGGAACTGTCCGAAATCCGGGCAAAGCTGGCATTGTTGGAACGAGCTGACGAAGACAATGCCGAAGCGGTAAACGATCTTTCGGAAGATATGCGCAAAGAGCTTGACAACATTTATCAGGCTATCGCGGCGCTATCGATCAAGGTGCCGCAGGCTCGCAAGGTCGGCCAGCCGATCGGATTCAAGCGACCCGATTCAAAGGAAAAACAATAAAATTTGCCAAGTATTGAATGTTGTATAATAATCCCCGGATTATTCCGGGGATTATTATTACATATATAAATCTGTAAGTTGTTGTCATAGACGACTATAAAAGCTATTAAAATATTACGTTACGAAAAAAAATTGTAAAAAATTTGTGGGGGTGGGGGATTTTTTATATTTTTGAAATGCAAAATAATTTATTACCAATAAACATATTTATATTTTATGCTTACATTAATTTATTGGGCTGCATGTGCAGCAGGATGCTATTTTTTAGCCAAAAGCCAAGGACGGGACACTACTACTGCGGCTGTACTTGGATTATTATTTGCGGTATTTGCTCTTATCGGCTACCTTATTGCAGGGGATAAAAAAATTGACAACTTAAATTAAATTCAAAGTAGTATGATGCATTTTTTACAATCTTATTCTTGTCCCCCTCCTCAAGCGGGCGAGGGATTTCCTTTGGTGATTCCTGTAATAATTGTTGCGGGAATAGTCGGCTTGATTATCGCTATGCAGATACAAAAAAACAACAGCAAGCGATTGAAGCAACAAAGAGAACAGAAACAGCAAATGGCAATGCAAAACAATCCACAATCACCTTCCATGTCTACATCTACACCTGCACCTGCATCCTCAAGACCTGCCAATTATCAGCATAAGCGGCCTGATATTTCTGTGGATTATCGCGGCAGCGGTATTCGGACGCTTCGGGCGTTAGGCTGGGTAAACATAGTAATATTTTGTGTCGTATTTGTCTTGGGGCTTGCTATGTTTGCTGGGGGCGGGCTATTCGGTTTTTCAATAGTATATTTCTTGATAGCACTGCCTGTGGTAGCCCTATTTTCCGGAATTTGCTTTGCTTTAGCTACGATCACGGAAAATGCTCTTATGTCCAAAGCCGTATTGGAATCCAAATATGATTTTCGTGAGGATAGTAGATATTGAAACCGAAGCTATGGAGAATGTCTGCCGCGTGATCCAAAGACCCGTAACAATTAAAAATCCCCCGGCTCATCATCTGATGACAGGCCGGGGGGCGGTCGGAACGAATTTACAGACATTGAAAGACAATGCAAAGATAGGTTTACCTTACGAAACATCCAAATATTTTTACAGCGCCGGGATCAATTCTACTGCTTCCCGGCGTTTTTGATCTACCAGTTTGGCGTATATCTGGGTCGTGGCGATATTCGAGTGACCGAGCAATTTGGAAACGGTATAAAAGTCTGCCCCGTATGTCAGCAGCATCGTCGCGTAAGTGTGGCGGGCGCAGTGAAAGGAAATCGGCTTACATATCCCGGCAGCTTCAACCAATTTTTTGAGTTTTACATTCATCTGTGCATTGGAGTTTAGCCGTTTGAAAACCTTATCGAATGCCGTATTTCGTCCTGAAGGCAGAAAGCGCATCGCATTTTCGGACAGCGGGACCACTATGCGGGATTGCGTCTTCTGTTGTTGGAGATGAATTTCATAACCCCCGTCTGGAGATTCGACGATATGCCGCCAGCATAGCTGGGAAATGTCGGAATACCGCAGCCCCGTGAAGCAGGCGAAAAGAAAAGCGTTTGCGACGACGGCATAACGGGGATTGGCAATGGCAGCGGCTTCCAATTGCCGCAACTCGTCTATTGTAAGGTATTCCCGTTCTCTTACGTCTAACCTGGGCCTGTCCTCCTTGTCCAGCATTGCGGCGGGATTCTTGTCGATCAGCCCGGATCTGACTGCCCGATTTAAGATATTGCCTAAACGCGCCAGAATAACGGAAGAACTTGACCCGCGTATTCCGCAGCGATCGAGATAATCTATAAAATTCTGAATGAATCTTTTATCTACGGAGGCGAGTTTCTTGTTAGGACCTGCAAAGGCTTTGAGATGCGAATACAAAGAACCTAAATTTTGGGCGTAGCTCGTGGAACCTCTGTTTATGTATCCTTGCCGCTCCTGTTCGATGTAATCGAGGAGCTTTATTTTTGTGTCGGCCGTCGAAAAGTTGTATTCTCCGCGCTGTATGGCGACAATCCGCTCGGATTTCAACGTCGTGGCAATAGCAAGCGTTTCCTTGTTTCGGGCTTTCGCTTCCTTCGTGGTCTCTGGAATAAGGTACAATTTCAAAAATTCATACTGCCGAATCCCGTTCCAATAAATATCCAGGTACAGCGATTCGCTTCCGTCCTTGAGCGGTTTCGACCGGAGGCGTACCGGCTCCTTTACTTTTGGCTGCTTCATCTTTCAATATACTGTTTGTTTCGTTGCAATGTTTTTTGCGTGCTTTTCAGGAGCGACCCCTTTTGCGTGCCCGCTTCGGATCCCTGGCCGCCCTCTGTATCGGAGGGCTTTTGTTTTTGGTTGTTTGATCCCGGCGGTCGATTCGATCGCAGCCCCTCAAAGAGCGCCGCCGGGAAGTTATTACTGTGCTTATGCAAAATATTTAGTCATATCAAGAACTTTGTAAAAAGCCGGTTCATAAATTCCGGCCTCTTTGTCATTGGCTTCTACTTGTGCCAGCGCTTCACGCGCTCCGGCCTCCGTTGTGTAAATGTATTCGGTGGCCGTATCGTCTAAAAATTCGCACCAAATCCCATAAAGTTTAATACCGTTCATTGCAAGACTATGAAGAAAATCCGTACCACGTGCGTCTGATTTAATGGCAACGGCAAGCGGATTTATATCCAGACGGTGCGCCATTGCGTAGTTGTAAGCGTCGAAAGCCGTAGAAAAATCTAACGAACAAATAGCATTTGTGTTTTCGTTCTGGTAATTCGTGTTGTTTTTCATATCTTCGCCCCTGTAACGTCGGATGGCTAACCGTTTCTAAGTTGATTAAACGTTGTTATTTATTGGGGTGATTTGTAAGGCTTGCAAGTGTTACAAGTCACTCCGTTTTTTCAAAATAAAGCCCGGAGGGTCGGCAGCTCCTCCAGAACTGCCAACCCGGAACCCGAAACAATTCGAAAACTCATTTGTCCGGGCTTTTATTAAGCGGATCAATTAAAATAGGCCGATCCGCACAGCACGCCCCAGCCTTACCCGCTGGGGCTTTTGTTATAATTTCAAAGAACATAATTGGTATTACAAATATACAAAATAATTACACAATAACAAAATAAAATACAAAGATTTTCAGGCACTTAAATGCTTGAATACAAATGATGGCTTTATATTAAATTTGCAGTGTATTTTTAATACTTATTTCCCCTTAAATTTATTTTATAATATCCCATCACTACTACAATTAATACTACCAAATACACCCTTTCAATGCTTATATTATACTACCCGTAAATTATAATAATCTACAATAAAATCTATATTTCTATTACCTCCCAATAATGTAGTAAATTGTAGTAGTTTTTTAATACTCCCAACAAATTCCATTTTAATTCATATAGAGGCATCGGCTATTTGTTACTCTTTCACCCTTTTGCGGTTGCTTGTTTTGCTTGTTTTGTTACTTCGTTGTGTTTGGGGTGTGTATGGGGTGTTTATTGGTGATGCAATACACTGTATTACTGTTTATTGTGTAGTTGTTGGTGTTTGGTTGGTATTCTGTCGAGAAATACAATATATTCCCGGTGTTGGTTTCTCTCTTCGAGAAACCCACACAAATAGCCCGTATTTTGTACAAAGCACACCGGAGCGATAAACTATACCACAGTGTAGAGGAAGTGCCGCCAAATCAAAGAAAACAGGCCTTTGCTGGCGTTTGTCGTTGTGTGGTGTTCTTCGTGTGTCCGTGTACCTCTGCCGGATTCCGGGGTAAACAGCCGGCGCCCCCTCGGCCGCATCTAATGTTCGCTATATTTTCGGACCGGCATTTTTGGGCAATTTTTGGAAAATGTTTTCAGGAAACGGGATTTTGATTTGCGCGTGGGGGTAAAAAATCGGGGTATTGAGAGGTAAACCTATATTTGCTTCGGATAAAAATCGGAATTTATGTTTTTACTTCGGACAGAAGATGCCTGTTTGCAGTTTTCGGCGGATGAGATACGGGGTATACACCTGCTTGTTTCGTCGGAGGATGGATCAGGTCATATCGACATTGAAACGCGGGATGGTAAGTTGTTCAAGGCTGATTTTAGTCGGGGCGATACGGCGACTGATAAATACGCTTTTTTGGTAGCTTATCTTTCCGATGGAGTTGATCGTGTCATTGATTTTACGGATAGCGAATGATGGCTTCGGATTCGAAAATAGGTACGGTTGCGGATTTGATCGCGGATTACCCCTCGCGGCAGCGCAAGGTCGAAAGTGATTTTTCGGAAGTCGTTGTGCCGGAGATGTCGGACCGGGCCAAGGCGTCTTTCGAATCGCTGGGGCTTTTGGAGGATGTTGAGATGGTACGTCGGCAGTTGCGTGATGCGAAGACGAAATCAGCGGTCGATGTGTTGAACTCCAAACTTACGGCGATGAAGACGCTGGTTTCGATGTTGAAGCTGGCGAGTGAAACGAATGAGAGGATCGGGGAAATCCGGGACGAGAATGACATTGAAGGCATAGAAATTCATTTAGTGCGTTCTGCGGACGATTCAGGTGCGAAGATTAAATCTTGACATACCCTTAAACCCCAAACAGGTTGCGATGTACAATGCCCTTAATTCGGGGCATTATACGAGTGTTTTGTTTTATGGGGCCTCCCGTTCGGGCAAGACGTTCCTGATTTTGTATTGGATGATTGTTCAGTGCATAGCCTACCGGGCCAATAATCTGATTGTTCGCAATACGTTTACGTCGCTTCAGTCGGGTATGATCCTGCAAACACTGCCTGCGGTATTGAATGCGATCGCCGGATATAACGGGTATTCCTCCTACCAGAAGATCACCGTACAAGGAAAGCCGTTCGCCAAATACAACGGGAAAGATAACCTGCTTCGGTTTTACAATGACGCTTATATTCAGTTTGCATCTATCCGCTCTTCGCGGGACGATGATTCGGGGTTCGACAAGATTCTTTCGACGGAGTGGGGACATATTTTCGTGGACGAGGTTTCGGAGGTGGATCATAAGCCCATTGACATTCTCAAAACCCGTATGGCGCAGAAGATAAGGACAAAGGAGGGAAGCCCGGTTTCCAATATCATGTTGCTTGCCCTCAATCCCACGACGAAGTTGCATTGGACCTACCAGCAATTTTTCCTGCACAAGGGGGCCGATGGTGAGCCGCTGGATGCGGATTTAGTAAAAAAGTCGCTTGTAATGCACTTCAGCGTCGATGATAATCTGGAACATATTTCCGAAGATTATCTGGGTACGTTATCGACTATGAGTCTGATGCAGCAAAGGCGCTTCATGGAGGGTGAGTATGCAGACGAGGGTGAAGGCGAGGTGTTCAAGAAGATCAACTGGGGCGAATTGCCTCCTGCGTCGGAATTTGTGGATTGTATCATTTATACGGACCCGTCGGCCAAAGATCGGGAGGTCAATGACTACAAAGCTTCGGTGTTGTTGGGGCAGGCGCGGGGAAAAATCTGGCTTATCGACGTGCGGGCGGTGCAAGGTACTACCCGCCAGATGCTGGAAAACATCTATGAGCTTTACCGAGAAGCGCCGATTGCACCCCGCATACTGATGGAGAAAAAACAGCTGCCGCTGGATTTCGAGACGACTTTCGAGATGTTCCAGCAAGAACGGGGGTGGGTATGTCCTTTGAATTGGGACACGCGCAATACCGGGGATAAGTTCACTTTTATCGAGGCGACGCTGGAACCTCTGTTCCGCAATGGCAAATTTATTTTCTCTCCTTTGGTCAAGGAGAGCGGCGTATGCGAAATTACCATAGATCAGTTCCTGCGTTTCGCCCGGAACAACAACAAACTCAAGAAAGACGACATCCCGGATGCTTGTGCCAAGGGGGTTTCCCTGTTGTCGCGCGATATGGTCGTTGCGAGAGGGACTTACGGGCATACTTACCTGATACGACGCGGAGGTTGCCAAAAACGCATGTTAAGTTAAAAATATATGGCTGTCATATTCAAGCCGGACCCGTCGGCCTGGCAAAATGAAAGATACTCCGTTTCGGAGGAGGGTGCTGTAAGTTCAGCCCCGGATGCCGCCTGTTTGTCGTGCCGTATAGAAACGGCGGTACTGGAGGAGGGAAGCCGGGTCATATTCCCGCAACACGGCGGGGATTTCGAAGTTTCCATTTTCCTTGTCGCTTCTGATGGCTCGGGGATAGAGCAGATTGCCGACCGTCCTGTAAACGTGGCGGCCGTGACGCAAGCCCTTCCTTTTGAGTTCACGCACGATTACACTACCGTAATTCTGATGGTGGCGGGAACTTCGGACGCTTCTTCCGGCCTTGCGGCTTATGTGTCGGGTGTTCAGGTCAATATTACGGATATGTATTTCCGAAAATCGGAGCTGTTGCAATGGGTATCTCCGGTTCAGCTGCAGGAGTTTGAGGAGTTATACCCCGATATTGTACGGAATGCCTACAATACGGCATTGGCGAACGTGTATGCACAGATCGGCAACTATTACGACATCAAAGATCTGTTGTCCATTACCGACGAGGAGGAGAAAGATCAGACGTTGCTTTGGATTCTCAAGGTATTCACGGCTTACAACGTATGCGCTCCCTCCGTCCAGATCAGCGAGCCGCTGAAAGCGAATTTCGAGCAGGCCAACATCACGCTGAAAGAGCTGAAGGGAGGGCAGGTTTCGATGGAAAACGGAGCCTCCAAATTGCAGGAAAACGGCACGAAAGGCGTGCTGGTTACGATAAATAGACAATATCGAGGATAATATGGCTAAATTTCATACTCCGGCGATCAATCCGTTTACAGTCCCGCAGGTGGTCGGGAATAGTTCTGTCAAATCCCAGTACCTGTTCAACAATTACTATGCGGAGTTCACGCCGTCATATTGGCGTAACGCCATAAATAATGCGTTGAATTACAGTAATCTGGTGTATCTCGATACGCTCTATTCGTGGTGTATTCAGTCCAGCCCGTTTCTGCAATCCCAGATCGAAAAGCGCCTTACTCCGTTGAAAAAGAAAGATTTTGCCTTCAAAATCAACGGTAAAATCGACAAATCGATGACGGAAACATACACCGGCACACGTTGGTTCAAGGGGTTCATGCGGGAACTGTTGTTGTCGAAGTTTTACGGAGTGAGGGTTTTCTGCATCGATACCAAAGATTGGGAGATCGTAGATTTTCCGCTGCGGAACATCGATATTTTCAACCGGGGGCTGCGGAATATGACTTACGATTATTACAGTATTGTCACTGCGGACAAATGGGATAACCTCTTCTATTTCGAGCCTACGACGGACCAGGATTTCAGGCTGGGACTTTTGCAACCCATTTCTCGTGCCATGATCGGGATCGTGGATATGTACAACAACTGGGGCGCTCTGGCAAAAAGATATTCGTTTCCTCTGACTGTAATCGGTTATATGGCCAACAACGAGGATGCCAAGGACATTGCCGTATCGCTGGCCCAGGAACTCGATCCGATGACCATTCCCGTCGTGCCTTTCCGCAACGAATATGCAAACGGGGGTAAAAGTCTGTATCAGGTCGAAGTCAATCCAATCAACACCCAGTCGTATGCGGATGCCTTCCGGGTATTCAAGGAGTATATCAGCGAATACCGGTCGGAGATCATGCAGTTGGTGACCGGCGGCACGCTGCTCGGCGCTACCGAGAAGAATACCAATTCCGAAGAACTGGCACAAATCCATATGAACATGTATCGCGACATTCTGGATGACGATACGGAAAGCTGTCTGGCGATGTTCAATATGCCCGCTACGCTGTCCAAGCTGGCCCGCATATTCAAGGATGACCGTTTTCTTGGGGCGGAACTCGTGGAGATTCCGAATGAGACGATCTCCATCGACACCTTCGAACGCGCCGGAAGCGTCGCAGCCAAACAGGGTATGCGTTTCAAGCCGGAGGTATATGCCAAAATCGGGATGAGCGCCGACGACATAGATACGAAGGTTAATAATTCCTCCTGGGTGAGTTCCCTGACCTCCAAAGTGTCGGATATGTTCAACAAGGGACGTAAAAATAAGAAATCCGACGACAAAAACGAGTAATTATGCCGGATATAGACGATCTCATCCGCAATCTTCGCCAGTTTCGGACGACGGTAGTCCGGGATATTCCGCGACAGCTCGGGCAGGAGATGCTGGAACAGACGCACGAAAGTTTCAAAGAGGAGCGTTTCGCCGGCTCTCCGGGCGGTAAATGGCCGGATCGTACGGCTTTCGGCGGAGAAAGCAACATCAGGTACCCTAAATTGGATTACAACGGCTTTCTGAAGAAGCGTTTCAAGTGGATTTCTCGTCGTATCGGACGCAATGATGCCGATATTTTTGTAGGGACGGACGTTCCATTTGCCCGGGCGCACAACGAGGGCGGGATGCCTCCTCATCATACTGCTTACCGATCGGCAAAGCGGGGCGATGTGCATCGGGGCCGGTGGGAATACGACGGTCCGGTCAAAAAAAGGCAGTTTCTGGGTGTAGGCTCTGTAACGAAAGCGCGTTTCGACCGCCTGTTAGATGCTTTTTTTACCAAACACAGACGCGATTTGTAAGGTAAACCTATATTTGTCCGCAGTAGATAGTCATTGAGTATGCTCGGAGATATTATAGACGCTTTTGTTAAGTCCTTACGCAAAGCTCCCGTAGTTACGAAGGAGAAAATCGCTGTCAGAGCGGTAACGGACGACGGAAGGGGAATCATCAATACGGTTCTTCCGTGCGTTGCCGTGAGTGTGAACAACAGCCCCCGGGCGGATGTGCATATCGGCGGTCTTATCATGGATAAAGTGGCAATTTCTTTCTCCATAATCGCCAATTTCAACGATCAGACGGCGGCTTCGTTCAACGAACAGCAACGAAAGACGCTCAACCTGGCTATGCAGGTCCGCAGTTATATCGAAAAGTCGAAACAGGGAGAGGACTTTGGCGAGCTGATCCGAAAATATAATTTTTATCCTCTTTATCAGGGCTTTCGGACCTATACGACCCAGGCTTTCGATCGGGAAATAGGTACCAGCGTATCAGTCGTAGAGTTGCAGTATGAAACCCGAATCGTGGATTATGCGACATACGACGAACTGCACCCCTCAGAAGAATTACTGGGAGTGACGATTACGGACAAAACGGATGACAGGAACGATCGTGTAACGGAAATAGAGTAAATTATATGGCAACAGTATATAAAAGTATTTTTACCGGTCCCGAGATCGACGCTAAACTTTCCGAAAGGGTACCGTCCACTCCTTCCGGCAGTCCGTTGCACGACCTGTTCGTGGGGGCCGGGGCGGTATGGAATCCCAATACAAAATTTTGGGAGTATAAAGACTTGCTGGATATTACAACCAGTCAAATGGTGGCAATATACAATACTTCGATCGGCAGTTTTTCCTCTACTGATTTATATTGTGCATTTCAAGGTGCGAATATTCGTACCAATCTATATCGCATCACTCAGCTCGGATCAATATACGGGACGCTCATCAATGCCGCCGCAGCTTTCGCTTCATCGACGATCGAGATTGCGAATCTGGGCCAAGCGTGTTATCCTGAACACATGAGCGGCATGTTCAGTAATGCGGCGGCACTTCGGAAAATCAACGGATATTTGTATGTAAACTATCTGAAAAGCGAAGATTCCCTTCGCAATGCCTTTGCCGGAACAACGAAACTCGAAGAAATTAGATTACGTGGGCTTCGGTTCAACATATCATTCGCCGACTCGCCCTTAATTTCGCTCGTTTCGATGCGACATCTTATCGCTAACGCCGCAAATACATCGACAATTACAGTCATTGTGCATCCGGCCGTGTATGCCAAGTTGACCGATTCATCGCAGACTGACTGGTATGCGGTCAATACGGCGGCGCAGGCTAAACAGATTTCATTCGCTACGGCATAAACTAAAATTTGCTATGAAAGAACAGAAAACAACTTTTACGGAGCAGATCGCCGATGAGGGCGGTTACATCACCCAGGCAGCTGAAATGCCGGACGAAGAGCGGCTTTACCTCACCCGGCGAGTAAAACTCCCCGGGGAGAAATCCGGGACGTGGCGCGATGCCACGGCCGGGGAGCGAGATGAATATATAGCCCGCATGCAAGAGAAATATACCTTTTGGGAGGGATAATCGTGGTTGTGATGTTTGACGGGGTTGCCGATATTTTCGGTGTGGATATACTGACGGTCCGCCGGGCTGCACTGGCGGAAATTATCATCTGGATTGTTATGTTTATCGCCGTAATGGTCGATATGCGGGCCGGGATTCGCAAGGCGCGGGCATTGAAGCTGCCGATCGATTCTCACGGGCTTCGCCGCACCTTTACCAAATTTGGGGACTACGGCAAGGTGACGGCGCTGTTCATGTGCGTCGATGTATTGGGACTGTTGTTCGGGATTTGGTCGATGCCCTATGCGTCGGCCGTGTCAGCCGTGATCGCCGTGTGTATCGAGGCGTGGAGCGTGCGGGAGAATCTCCGGGCGGCTCGGTCGTCGGCAGCGAAGATCGGCGACATCGTGGCTGAATTGGCGCACGCCAAAGACCCCAAAGATATTATCGAATTGCTCCGCACGCTCGACCGTACGCGGGAAGAATCCAAAAAACAGCAGTCGAAATGAAACATTTTACTTTACATGAACTCACTTATTCGGCAACGGCCCGAAAGATGAATTTGGACAATGCGCCGACGGAAGAACATCGCCGCAACCTTGAAGAGATGATCGACCGTCTGATCGATCCGCTGCGGGAGGCGTGGGCCGTGTTGTGTGCGAACGAACATTGGGGAACTCCGGCCCTGACCGTTTCGTCCGGATATAGAGGTTATCGACTGAACAAGGCCGTCGGCGGTTCGGCGACCTCGGCGCATTGCGTCGGCTGGGCCGTCGATCTGGTGCCTAACAACGGACGGCTCCGGGAGTTCAAGTCGTTTTGCCGGGAATGGCTTCGGGGCAAGCGGTTCGATCAGATGATTTCGGAAAACGAGGATGCCGCTGGAGTGCCTCGCTGGGTGCATATCGGGTATAAGAATCAAGATGGGAGGCAGCGAAAACAACTGTTGTCCAAACCGGCCGGAGAGACCATCTATATTCCGATGACCCGATGAAGCTGCAGCAGGTCATACTCTGCGGAATCGCGACGGTGCTCGCTGTCGCTTGTTGTCCCTGTCGTCATTTGACGACCTCGACGCAGGACAGTGTGCGGGTCGAAACCGTCGTTCGTACCGAGTATATCCCGGACACGGTGTTTGTCGAGGTTCCGCTTGAAATCGAGCGTCAGACAGTCCGAGATACAACGAGCCATTTGGAAACGTCATACGCCGTTTCTGACGCTCTAATAACTCCCGACGGGGCGTTGTTCCACTCGCTGGCAAATAAGCCGCAGAAAAAGCCCATACCAACAGAGAAAGAGGTGATATATCGGGACAGTATGATTTACCGCGATCGGGTGAATACGGATATCGTCGAGGTTGAACGTAAATTGACGTGGTGGCAGCAGACGCAGATGAAGGGATTTTGGATCGTCTTGGCTGTTCTTGTGCTGGTATGTCGGAAAAATATTTTTTCCGTTGCGGGAGGTTTATTTAGCAATCAAAGGTAAACCTATATTTGGGCAGGAAATTACGCATTTTGTATGGCAGAGTTAAGGCAGGTATTGAGTAACGAAACGATCAACGATCATAATATGGTCGTTTTGTCCGACGGTATCGACTGGTCGCGTTATGAAAAGAATCCGGTGCTGTTGGAGAATCACGATTGGGATAGCCAACCTATCGGAAATGTCGTAAATATTCACCGGGAAGGCAACGACTGGATCGGTACTTTGAAATTTGCCGAGGGGACGGAGCGGGGTAAAACGGCGAAATACCTGTACGAAAACGGATTTTACAGGGCTGTTTCCATCGGAGGGGTCAGCCGGGAGATAGAAGACGAATCCACGGGAGTTAAATATGCGACTTCCTTCCTTGTATATGAAGTATCGTTATGCTCTCTCCAGTCCAATTCCGATGCGGTTTCGGATTTCAAGGGCGAAAAGGTTATGCTCGCTGCGGAGTTCGCGCCCAGCCAGACGGAACGCATAACAACCTTGTCGGCTAAAGATCATTCACTTATCAATAAATACAAAAGCAACATGACGCAAGAAGACCCTAAAGACGGGACGATCCAGAAGGAGGACCCCGCAAAGGAGGCGACTACTTTGTCCGCTGCGGAGCCTGTCCCTGCGGCAGAAAACGAGGCAGAGCTTCGAACGCTTAATGCGGAAGATACAGAGAGTATCGCCGAGAAGATCGTAACCAAGTTGAAGTCGTTTTTCGGAGCGGCCGGAAAAGAGGCCGAGAAGCAGCCTGAACCGCAGAAAGCGCCGGAACCCGAGCCTAAACCCACGACCCTGGCATCAGCTGCGGAGGCGAGTGTGCAGCATAAGGAGGCGACGAGTGAGGCGGGCAAGGCACAAATCATCGATCCCCACAAAATCAACCTGAAAGCAAGTATGGAAACGAACAAAACACTCCATCAATTCCTTGCCACAACTGAAGGCAAGACGAAATTCAACGCTGCGGCACGGCTGCTTACTGTCGCGCCTACGGACGTTTGCCGTCCGGAGCACGCATCGAAAGTGGAAGCCGCCCGGGAGCTTGCAGCTATCGTAAGCTCAGATGAAGGCTTCAAGGCTTTCATGGGCAATATCAATGTGCGTAATGGCGAAGGCCGGTACGAAAAACTCTCGACGATCGCGGAACGCACTGCCGTAAAGTTGGCCTCCGGCGCCAACTCCTCGGATTTCGTCACGACAACCCCGGACCTGGCCGTTGTCGAGTGGCTTTCGCTCTTCTACCAACAGTTGCTCCCGGCCAACACCTGGGCGGCTCGATGCGCCCGCACCAGTGGCTCGGACAAGCAGGGTATCATCTGGGTAGAATCGGCGATCAGTCCGAAAATCTACTACGGCGACCGTGCTCCGCTGAACGTGGCTGACTACCTCTATGATGACGACCCCATTGGTCTTGTCACCAAGGTTTTCTCCCTTCAGCCTATTCTCTGGCAGGCGGCGAATACCGACATCCTCGCCTACGACGATCGTTCGTGGGGGCAGAGCGAAGCCGTGCGCTTCATGGTGAACGCCATCCACAACTACGCCCTCCAGAAGATTGCGGAAGGTGCGGGCGCAAGTGTCCCGATGTCGGGTGTTGCTGCTGATGGCACCGTCAAGCATTTCGCCGCAGCCGATGCCTTCCCGGTGAACTCGACGGCGGCCGGCGATCTGTTGGAACTCTCGCCCAACGACCTTATCAAGGCGCAGACGAAGTTCGTGAACTGGAACTACGACATCAAGGATGGCGACATCGACTGTGTGATGGATGCCGCCTACATGGAGCAGCTTCTTTCGAATCCGTACCTCACGAGCCTGCTGACCAAAACTGCCGGTGAGATGCGTCCGATGTTGGGCAAGTACTCTGCCTTCAACTTCATGTCGCGTTCGACAACTTCGGCCTACGACACGGCGACATCGAAGGTTGTCGATCCTGAACTTTACTGCGACGGCAAGGTTCAGGCGAACGGTACCATTCCGGAATATACCGCGCCGGTACTGGCCGCTACTGCATACGGATTGGCTATTAGCTTCATCCCCTCGCAGGTTATTCTGGCGATGGGCAACACGAACGTACATGTCGTTGCCGATCCGAACTCGTATGGCTGGAAGTTCTCGATGGATATGCGTTTCGGTGCCGGTAGCGCTCGTAAGGGCGGCAAAGGTATCGTGAACATCGTACCGGCTAAATATATAGCGTCCGAACCCTAATTTTTGTGTTTCCCGGCCTTTTTAATGGGCCGGGAAATGTTAATCAATCAGAAAATTATCCACTATGGTAAACTATAAAGACGAGTTTTTTGAAAACCTTCTGATTGTTACGGCGAAATTCGGAAAGGTCTTCATTACGGATGATGGGAATATGTATCGTCAGCAGTGGCAGGCAGAATCCCGTATGACCGACGCCCTTCGGGTCCATAAGCAGGTTCGGTGGTGCTCAATAGAGGAAGGAAAGGAGCCTTTGACTTGTGAAGAACTCGACAAGATGTTTGACGCGCAGTTCGCCAAGTCCATGAGCGCACGCAATGCCTCCCCGGATTCTGAGAAGCAAAAAGCCGAAGTTCCTTCTATGACGCTGGAAGAGGCGAGGGCCGAACTTGCCCGTCGGCGCAATTCCGGACAAGAAGGCGCTAAATCGGGGCGTAAATCGGCATCTAAAGTATAACAGTAAAATTCGATATTATGGCAAGAACAGGTGTAACCGTCAAATTGCAGGATACCGCGATCGGCACTTCTTCATCTAATGAAGGGGTGGCGATGCTGGTGCTTCCCGTATCTTCGGCCTCTCCTCTTATAGACATCCCCGTCCTGGTTGCTTCTTTGGAAGAAGCGCAGAAGCTGGGGGGTTATTCCACTTTGGACGCTGGAGCCAAATTCCAGGTTTCGGAGTTTTACTCGAAGGCAGGGAGCGGGTCTAAATTGTGGCTGGTAGGTTATGATTATTCGAAGGAAAAAGGTATTTCAGCAATACAGATGCCTGCTATTAAGCAGGCAATCCGACAAACCACCGCTACGCTGTGGGATAACAGACCGCGCCTTATCGGGTTCGTATATCCCAGCAATACCGAAGTCCCGAAATCCGGTCTTGCGGAGGATTTGACGAAAAGTCAGGGAGCAATCCAGAATATACAAGGCTTGATTCAGGATATGTTCGCGGAAAGTTATCGTATGGTGGCAGTACTGGATGCCGGACGTATCGGGCAGGATATTAACAATTTGCCCAGTGGCGATACGTACAATGCCTATGGCGTTGCACTGGCTCTGACAACTCCCGATCCGACATACACTGCCGACGTAGGCCGCGCTCTCGGTATTCTTGCCGGGATCAATCCGGCGCAGTCCATCGGTCAGATGACTTTGGGAAGCGTAAGCCCGGTTGATTATTTCGTCAATGCCACGACAGCGAATGCAGCGTCCAATGTCGCTGTCGTATCTCGGAGTGTTATCGACGACATCGGGGCCAAGCAGTACCTTTTCACCCGCACCCGTCCCGGCAACAGCGGTGTTTACTACAATGACGGTGCGACGCTCAACAAATCGACTAACGCCTTGTCAGCTATTGAGTTCGTGCGCGTCGCAAATGGAGTATGCGACGATGCGGAGTACTATTTCCAGCAGCTCATCAATACCCAGGTTCCGGTTACAGCTTCAGGTGACATCGATGCCGGGTACAAGTCGGCGATTCTGGCTACGTTCCGCAGCAACTATATTCAGCCGCGTTTGTCGCGCGGAGATGCGAGTGAGATCGAGGTTACTTTGGAGGCCAAAGACGGTAACTTCGTGAAAAGTCGGGCCTTCGCAATCACGATCCGCATCCTACCCAATGCCACGCTGCGGGAGGCGTTTATCACCACTTTCTTCGTAACATCTTTAGAGTAGTACAGAACATGAATCATCAGGATATAATCGTAGCGAGCAGTGAGGTGCAGATGTACCTCACGCTCTCGAACGGCACATGCCTGTCTATCGATACCGGCACTGAGCTGTCCTATACGTTCAGTCAGAATATTCAGGAGATATTCGCCATCGGTTCCGTAGATCCCATTGGTATCAAGAAAGCGAATGCTACTTATACCGCCAACCTTTCGCTTCAGGAGGGCGAGCAGCAGACCCTTATCGATGCGATTAACGCTACGCTACCCGTAACGGAGCAGATCGCGGCCATGCATCAGCTTGCACCTTTCAGCATCTCGTGGAGCTATGCGATGAAAGGATTGGCGACGCCTCGCACCGTTGTCTATACGCTTCTCAATGCGATGGTGCAGGAGCAGGGCGGCAGCGTGAACCGCAATGATGTCGAAACGACCGGCTCCTTGTCCCTGCGAGGTACAGGCGTGCAGCGCAACATCGTGCCACTGGTCTGAAAAATCATCGGGGCGGACGGTTGTGCCGCCCCTTTATTAACAACTAAAAATGTATTAAATTATGTCCAGAACAAATCCTATCACTACCTATCCCGTAAAAGTCACCTATTTCAAACGGGGTGCGGACGGCAAAGGCGGCCTTGTCGAGATCGAAACATCCGCAACGGTTAATGTTTGCCGTCTTTCCAGGACGAGCGTCGAACATACCAAGTTTGGCTTGTCGCTTATTCAGGCTGGCCGTGACCTCGACGAAACGGCCGATCTTGCCTGTCGTTTCGTCAAGATGACCATCGACGACGAAAAGGTCGTTAAAGACCTTCAGAACGACTTAGTAGCATGCATATCATTGTTCAACAATGAGGATGTGCAGGAGGACATCAACCGTTTTTTATCTACTTGGGGACTGTTAGAAACGGAGCCGTCCTCAAATCCGATGGTATAACTACCAAACTAAAAGAATACATTGCCGAGGACGATCCATTTTTGTACAAGAAAATGATCGTGTCCTATATCTTCCATGAACCGATTATGGGACTGGAAGATAAGATGTCGGCCTATGACATCGACAAGTATTATACTGCGGCTCTGGTAATCATCGATTCAATCCTTTTTGCACCTTTTAAGAGAAACTGATGGCAGGTAATATGGTATATAGCATTCAGCTCCAGCTGCGGGTCGATGATTCGCAGTTGGACGCTACGATTGCCAAGCTCGGAACGCTCAAGAAGGCGGCAAAGGACATCCACGTAAGAACCGCCGGTAACCTTCCTCGACGGTTGAAGCTTCCGGAAGAGGATATTATTGCTCGCTCGGCGCGAAAGTGGAAACAGCGCAATCTGGAGGAGCGGCTCAACATCGGCGCTCGCTGGCATCTGCGCCAGTTCGGACAGTGGCGCTTCTCGCAGGCGGGCTGGCAGAACGGGCTGGGCGTGTTCCAAAAGCGGGTCAAGACCTTTCAGGACAGCTTCTTCAACAATGTTTCCTCTTTCTCCGGCTTGCGGTATAATGCCGTTAATCTGGGGAAAATCTTTACTTCTTTAGCGGGAGCTGCGGGAAAGGCTATCCCGGCCCTCGGTGCGTTCGGTCAAGTAGCTATAGGGGCCGCTAAAATATGGATGGGTGTGCACGCGTGGCGCCTGGCGTCCTCCGGGTTGCCTCTTCTGGTCGGCACCCGGATGTTGAACTCGAACAATGTGGCGGAGGCGGCCTCCAATCTTATGCAGATGCGGATGGCGGAGAAAGGGTTGGGCGGCAACTACCAGGCGACGCTGAACCGTGCGACGCAGTTAGCGGCCGAATATGGTTTCAGCCGTGTCGGGATGCTGAATGCGATGAATATGTTTACGGGCTTGAACGTGGACGGCAAGAAGCTGACCCCGGAGGAGGCGTCACACTTGGCGGAAGTTGTCGGCAAGATCGCTCACGTGGGCGGTTTGAGCTTCGAGCGCGTGAATGTCAATTTGCAGCAGTTGTTAGGGCAGGCCGTGCCGAGTATTCGGGACATCCGGGAGTTGGTCGGGCAGGCTCCGTTCATCGGCAAGCTGGCGATGAATATGATGGAGGAGCGGGGTGTTCAGGGCGATTACCGCGACTGGCTCAAGAACAAAAGCAACCTGCGCTCGGTGCTGGATGAGTTCAACGAGCTTGTCGAATCGCATCCGGTAATGAAGGCCAGGGGACAGATCGCGCTGGCCAAAGAAAACTTCTGGATGCGTATTGCCGACAGCCTTTCGCCCTACTGGGACAAGATCGCCCAAGCCAACGAGAAACTGTATAGCTGGCTGGGCGATAAGATCGTGAGCTGGGTAAGCAATATCGATGTTAATAAAGTCGGGGCAAAGTTAGATCAATTTATTTTGGAACTCGACACTTTTGCGTCGGCGATCCAAACCATAGCAAACACTATTGGCTCGATAGCAAATGGTATTAGCTTTGGCCAAAAGCAATATGGGGAATTTGACCCCGAAACGGGGGGCGTGCGAATGACTTGGGGCTTGAGTACCAACAAAGACGCAGCCCTATTTACGACAATGGCTAATAATATAGCCAAAAAAAAGGCGTATGGCCGCGAGGTCTCTCGCATTGCGGAATTCGCGGCGAAACGCGCTCGAGAAGCTGGACACGGTGATATTGTGCAAGCGGCGTATGACAAACTTAACTCCAACGAGTTTATCGACGCATTTGTAGGGACATCCTCTTATTTTAATTGGCGGTATACCGACGATACAAAAAAGATAAGGAAACCTACATTAAGCAAACTCGGAATTAAGGCCATTAGTGACTTGTTTCCCGCAGGACTGAGGGGCATCACAGGAACGGGAGGTGGATCAACAGACCCTAATGCGCAAACCGTTTCTAACTTGTCCCAGGGGTCGAAGTCGGTTTTCATCAACTTCAACAAGGAGATTGTTGATATGGATATAAACATCGCCTCGGTGGAGAACATCGAGGAGCTGGGCCGCAAGCTGGAACCCAAGATCGAGGAGGTAGTAGTGCGGGGATTGACGATCGCATTGAACAACGCAACCAGTGTAACGTAATATGGCAAAGATAGCAAATGAAACCAGTACCGAGAGTAAGATCGACCGCGTTATAAATTCAGCGAAAGAGGTCTTTTCCACACCGGGGAGAGCTATCGGCGGCATTACGGGGCCTGTTGCCGATGCCATTAACAGCGGGCTGTCTGCTGCGAAACTCGTCCTTGCCGAAACGGGAGTATGGCGGCAGGTATTTACCAATGGAGGAAGTCAGAGAACCGGAAAGCCTACACCGGAAGAGCTGCGAAATCAGGTTGCCAAATCGCGCTTCGACCGCTCGACACTCAATAGGCCTATTTTTACATCCGAAGAATTAGATCGGACGGAACCGACAACTGATTATTATATCGCTTTCGACGAGTATCTGATGCCTGTCGGATTCGATATTTCCATACAGGGGAGTAAGCTGATAAGCCGTTCGCAGCTTGTCGATGGACCTACGATTTTCGAACGGATTGCCAACGAACCGACAAGCGTTAATATTTCGTTCAAGCTGGAATCCAAACCGAACTCTGTCGATTTGCTGAATCCTTATAAGCTATCGTCGGATGTTGTCATCAATAAGGAAATAGGGTATGGTATTGCCGCAGAGTTGGCTGAATTATTCCGGCAGATCAAGGCTGAAGATCGGGTATTTGAAATTGAGAACCCGATTCTCAATGACAAGTTTAATATCTTCAATGTCGTATTGGAGAGTTATTCCGTCACCCCGGAGCGAGGTTCTACAATATGGGAGGTAAGCCTCGATCTGCTGGAGGTAAATACGGATTACGCCCTGTTGTATGTCGAAAACAGCGACGGGGCGCAGGCGGAACCTCCGACGGCTAAAACCAACGTGTAAGCTATGAGCGGCAAGATTGTCGGCAATTACTTTATCTGCAAGAATGAAGTTTTCATCGAAGGACGCTCCATAGGTCCTTTTACTTCGTTCACTACGGAGGATTCGCGGGACAACATATTCGGTACCGCCAATATCCGTATGCCGTTTTATACGATTCTCAAAGAGAAGTCATCGGGGGATGCGATCGGTAAAAACGTCAAATCATACATCCGTATAGACCAACAGGATGCCCAAATTATAATGGGAGCGCACGTAGTTGTAAAACTGCGTTACATCTGTGGATTCAACGGCTACGAAATGCCGGAGATCGTCGCTTTCGACGGCTTCGTGAAAAATGTAGTATGCGGTTTTCCGACGCAGATACAGTGCGAAGACGGCGCTTTTGTCCTGCGTTTCGGCACGATTGCCAAAAGCTGGACGCAGGAAACCGCCGTGAAGACGATGATGCAAGAGATCATCGAGGTCGCCAACCCCAAATTTCAGGAGTACCGGGACAGCATGAAGCTGGCGGATGACTGGAACCGGCTTACCGTCGATGACAAGTCTATGGAAGGCAGCTTCGTTCTTTCTACTTGGAAAGGCATATCGCCGTTTTTCGCACTGGAGCGAGTTATGGGGATGTATAATCTCTACTCTCGTGTAGATACCGACGGCAGGCTGTATTGCGGTGTAGGTATTACGGAGAACGCCAAAGAAACGGTGCAGCTCGATACTTCGGTCAATGTCATAGATCGGGACATCAGCATCAATAACGGCTTTTTCGACAAGTATCGCGTGGTGGTTAAATACATCAGCGGCGGGAAGCTCTACGAATACGAAACGGGAGCGGATAACGGAGAGGTGGTGTCGCTGCCGTATATCAAATGCCGGGACGGGGAGATCGCCAAGCAAGTAGGAGATGCCGCATTGTCGGGCCTGCGTACCAACAGCAACAAGGGTACCATTACGACGATGCTATATCCGACGGTTCGGCTTTTCGACTATGTACAATACAAAGATACCCTCTTCGATGATCTGTCGGGGGGATATTATGTGATAGGGCACTCTTACCGGTGCGATGAAAACGGATTTCACCAGGTGCTGACAGTAACTGATAAAACCCTCGTATTTACGGGACAATAGTGATATGGGACAGGAGAAATTCAACAGGATGATGGCTTCATTGGGGCGCGATTTGCGTAACCTGATAGGCAGAAGTAAGACTGTGGCTTTTGTGTATGGCACGGTCAAAGAAGTAGACACGGAAACGAACACTATGAGCGTTAGCATCGACAGCGAGGTTACTTTACCGGACATAAGCCTCGCGCCCATACAGGGCGGTAATGCTAACGCTCTATTATACCCCAAAGTCGGATCGGTCGTTATCGTGGGTTTTGTCGAAGACCGGCCGGAACTGTCATTTGTCGTGGCGATGACGGAGGTAGAAGAATTACGCCTACAATTCGACTTCGACAGCGATCCGGCCGTCGATTACATAGTGGCAAATACCGGATCTGTCACAGTATTCCGTGCCCAAGATGAGAACAACTATACCAGATTCGATCTTAATCGGATTGCGGCTAATCTATCTTTGTTTCGGAACGGTCAATTACAGACACGAATCGGAGTGACAGATAGCCAGCTAACTCTGCAACAAGGATCGAATAGTGTGATTATATCTGGCTCTGAAGTGAATATAAACAACGGCCATTTAACGATAACCTGATGGGAAAGTATATTGCTATTCAAGGGTGTACGCTGGAGTGTACCCCGGCGGCGACGGCGCAGATTGCTACTTCTCCGAGCACGACGACGAAGGCGGATGGTAAAGCCTGTTACCGGGGTTCGCTGACAATCACTGTCACGAATGCCACGGCCGTAACGGATGGGAACGGCGCGGGAACAGGAGTGATAACCGGTTCGGCGCAGGAAGTGAGGATCGACGGGCAGCCTGCGGTGCTGGAGGGGGACAAGATTCAAATCACCGTTTCCGGAACTTCCGGCGGGAATCCGGCTTCCGGTACGGTGATAGTTAAAATCTCGCAGGCGGGGCAGACTTATGTATCGGCTTCGTAAGGTAAACCTATATTTGTAGCGTATGCAGGATATTCGATGGGATTTTGTCAGGAATGACGTTGCCGTAGTACAGGGTGACGACGGAGGGGATTTTGCGGTCGCTTCGACATGCAGCCAGCAAAACGCCCAACTGCTTTTCATCAAATCCTGCGTGAATATATTCCAGCCCCAATACGGAACAGCGATGGAAGAAAGGGCTTATAATATCACCGACGGGGAGGTACAGCGCATTGTCACCCGGGCCAAATCGCAGATCAGGGAAGATGGCGCATCCCAGATTTCCATCTTGTATTCCCGAAATAGCGACGGGTTGTACGATTTCGAAATAGGGGCCAAATATGCAGGAGAATAGGAATGGATTACGTGGTTAAAGGCGGAGAAACGATTTACGACGTATGTATCAATGCGAACGGCTCCCTGTATGCGTTGGATGAGAATCTGGACCTTAACGGCTTGGACAGCTATACACCGACGCTGTATGCCGGGCAGCGGCTGACCGTATCGGACATCGTTCGTAACAATGCCGCAACGGAGGTAATGGAGGAACACCCGCTAAACAGTGTTTCGATTCCTGATGCTGATCTCAATGCGTTATTTGACGAAATATCCTCGGCTTTGGCCCCTAATTTTATCACGGCGGAAGGGAGCTATTTCCAAACACAAGATAATCAAATATTAACTGTTAGTGACTGATGAGTTTTTACGACGATATACGCACGAATATTAAAATACTGGTGCCGAACCTGAATAATACGAGTTCCTCGTCCATTGTGAATCGAATTATATCAACGGTTGCGTCGGTCTTAAATATTGTCAAGTTGGAGATCAGCAATTCAGAACAAACGGTCGAATCGTCTGCCCGTTCCTTAAAGGTAATGGGACGTCAATATTATATCGATACGGCTCTTGCCTTCCAATATGGGGCGTCCCTGACCATCGTCGATTCCCAAACATATCGATATGGATATGCGACAATAAATCCGGATCAGCAGATCATCAAACAGTTGGCCATCTCGCCCACGGACAATGGCCTGATTGTCATGAAGGTAGCGAAGATCGACAATGACGGTTATATTACGCCGTTGCTTGCAGGCGAGTTACAGTCTTTTTTGGATTATATGAACAGCTTTCTCCCATTGGGGTTTCAGATGCAGATTACCAGTGCAGAACCAGCAGTTCTGAACTGCACTTCCCTCTACATCCGTTATTCCAAAGAATATTCTTTATCGGTTATCACCCAACAGATCAAAGACGTTTTTTTGTCTTTTCAAGCATATTTACGTGGTGACGATCCACTGTATGTAAACGATATAGAATCTGCAATAAAAAGCGCTCCGGGTGTTCGTGATGCCTATTTCAATAATATATCCGTTACGGATTCAAGTAAGGAAGATCCGATTACTCCTGTCAATGGTCAAATAACCATTCCAGCAGGATATTTCAACTTTGCCCGTGAATTGGTGGAGATGCAAAGTGTTAATCCGGTAGAGCCAACGGGAAAAAACGACATCTATATATCTGCAGTGTGATGTTACGAGCCATAGACATACCGAAGCTTGCATATCAACTTTTACGGCCTAATTATGCCCTGACTAATGGTCTTCGCACAGAAAAGGGATATTGTTCTCCCCAATTAAATACCTTGTATCGATTTATATTAAGTCTGATATATCCGTTATTACCTACCCTGGAAAGCTGGGACAGAAGCCGCCGCAAATCATACGCGATAGCAGCTTGTCAATATGGACTGGCACAAGTTTTGGCTATACTGAATAAATATTACGGGCAATACGGACAAATAAGCATCCAGGTTAATAGTGCGAATGCGAACTATTTTTATACTGCCGGAGAGGAGGAGGCTGTTCCTGTATATATGTATTCTTCCGGGGGCGCCAATACCCCGACTTATTTTTATACGGAGGGGTCTTTGTTTGGCAACTCCACAACTGTTGTTATTCCCAAAGAACTGGCAGATAGCAATGATTATGATGATTTCATAGCCGATTTGAACGCTATGTTACTGTATGGCATCAAAGTGGAACTAAAAATAATATAATATGGTTGTTTTTGAATATTTGACATCTGCACCTTCCGGGGGTAATCCCGTATATATTTCTGACCTTACAAAGTTTGCATCTTTGATTCAGACATTGGCGAAGGTTACTACCCGGCATAATTCGTATAATACTTCCACAAGCAGCATTGTAAAAGACATCGCCATTCTGTCTGGATTCGATACGGTTGGTAACAATCAGGTAACGCCCGGATATATCTATTATAAGGGCGACATATACGGCTTCCGCTTTGATAACAATTTGACACTGGGAGGTTATCTCATCGCAACAAAGACAAATACAACGCTTCGAACCACGAAAGAAGGGACAGATTTTTATGCCTATACTTCTTGCGAACTTTCCGTATCTGCCAGTGCGGGCGCATCCGGCACCACTGTGGGAGCTTTTACCGCTGCCAACATTGCCATCTGGAAAACTTTCACCCCGACATCCGAGGGCCTCACCATACCGGCGGGCTTCATCACGAATACGATGCTGGGCAATAAGGTCGTAAAAGGAGATAATATTGCGGACAGTACGATCCAGAATAGGAGTATGGCAGCAAATAGCATCGGTACCTCCCAGCTTCAGGATGGAGCGGTAGCAACTAATAATATTGCAAACAAATCAGTTGCATTCAGTAAATTAGGGTCAGATGTCGTTAGTCGAATATCCAATGCAGCCCCGTCTTTCTCATCATATACGTTCCTTAGCGACAAATTAACCGTATATAAGGAATCTCACAGTAATATTTGGCATATAAAATATTCCAACCCCACAGCTGTTGCCCCAACAAATAATGCTTCTATGTTGCTTGGGTCTATAGCAGGTCCGGGAGCGTCGGAGTTTCTTGCAATGATTCAGCGTAATTATCCGCGGGGTTATATGTCATCGATATTTACATCCGCCTCCAATTATTTGTTCAAAGTCCAAATAGGTTCGGATGGAATTGCCAAGGCCTTATTTCATTTTGCAAAACCACCTATAACGACCAATGATCCCGGTATAGAAATGCACGATACGATTATTGGGGTATGAAAAAAAGAGGGGTTTAATACCCCTCTTTTTGTTTCAGCACATCTGCGATTAAATCCATACAGTCTGTGGTTCCGAAGCGCGACAACTCCTCTCTGGTTGTCGGAGGCGTAAACCGCAGGACACTCCAGCCCAATGATGTAGCCGAATTATACTTCTCCATGTCTTTGACCATTCCCAGAGGTCTGTTATGACGCCCGAAAGCGAAGATATTGCCTTCGATCTCCACTGCAACCTTATGCTGCGGACACGCATAGTCGAATCGCCACAACCTTTTGGGATGGAAGCGGTACTCCCGAACCCAATCACTTCCGGTCGTTCGATTTAGAACTTGCTGTATTATGTCTTTCCCGTTGTCTGCTTGTCGGTTCCCGTTTGGTTTCTGTACCTGCCGACGAGCCATTCGAATTATAGTAATATTTACGATCCTTTGTTTCGCGTGTCGTGCCTGCGACCTTTCCCTTCGAATCCTTGATTATTTCCCGATCCCCTGTTTTGTGGACGGTGTACTTCACGCGTCCGGAAGCGTCTTTGACAACGCGCGTTTCATTCGGATTTTGAGCGCTGCAAAGCGCTGTT